CAGGTGTAAAATCTTTAAAACTAACTGCCATTTATTTCCTCGTTGGCTTGTCCCATCCCTTTAATATATCTGGTGAAAAGTTGTTGTATGAAAATTCCATACGATCAACAATTTTCACAGCGTCACCACCAAGTTTGTCAATTGCTACATAACCTTCTTCGCCAGTTACTTTGTAACCGGTTCTTGTTTTAACAAATGTTTTCACTTTACTTAATTTATTAAGACTATTTATAAGTTTTAATTTCGCTAAAACAATTACTTTTTGTAATTCAAACATATGTTCTAAACTTTTTTGATTTTTTTCTGAAAAAAAGTCTAAAATAGTATTTAGTTTTTGTTGTTGGGCAGACTTTCCTTTGTCTGTTTTACGTTTGGCAATCTCTTTTGCGTAACGTAATCTAATCCAACGAGTGAGCTTGGATACATGTCGTCTTGAATCTCCGATAAGTTGACCTTTTCTGACATGTTTATTGTAGAATGTTTCAATGAGGCTCGGTAACTCTTCATGCTGTTCCAGTTGTTTGAGCGTTGTCCCCGATATTTGGTTAAAAAGTTTACCAGCTTGCGATAGATATTCATTTACTTCCTCTGTATCTTTTTTATTCATAGTAACATTTGTCAAATCACGTAACATAGCGTCTTGCGACCAAACAGCTTTTGATTTCTTAAGCTTACTTACATCAACTCCGTACGAAGCTCGCATAGACTCGAAGGAGTTACCTTTATAGGTTGTGTGCCACACAATACCAATTTTTGATGACCTAATAGCCTTAGCTGCATCCGACTTTGCTGGCACAGCATAAACGATAGTATTTGGATGAAATGTGATATAATCCTCGCCTTTTATTTTAGTTTTCTTTAAATCTCCAGGCCCATAAAGGAAGTCACCTTGCACGACACCTTTGATACCCAAGGCTGGGAGCTCTCGCAAAGCGACCTTGAGCTTGTCAGCAAGATCACCGCTTGTATCAGCGTCAACGTCAGCAGGAGTCTTATAGACTTTGGGATTCTTGTTAAAAATACCTTTCTTTGCAACAAAGAAACGTCCGTCATTAGGATCAGTGCCTGCAAAAATAGCAGGAGCGCCATCCCATTTAACACTAACAGAACCAGCATGTTCACCTTTCAACATGTCTCTCAATTCACGTAAAGCATTTATAGCTTGACGTGTACCATTTACTCCACCATATATGACCTTATCCTCGATATGGGTCATATGTGTATTTTTATTCTCAGTGATATGTGTTTTAAAATTTTCCATATAACCCTTATACACTATTTTTTTCTAAATGTACACTACTTTTTTAATAAAATCATATCAAATGATGCAGTGATCCGTGCATTATTTGACCTAACTGTTGCTCTTATGTCTATATCTGACATTGAAGGCAATTTAATAGGTATAGTAAAATCGTACGTATATGGTCCACCCGATCCTGAAACCTCAAATGAGTGGCCAATTCTGAATGCGTCCTGATTTTTATATCTTACAAACATATTACCTGTAGCATCGGCATTGGCCTGAACAGTCATTACACCTTTAGTAATAAAGGCTGTATAATTTTTAGGAACGGTATAGACAGCCATAAGTGTTTGTCCTAATCCTGCCTGTATTCTAGCAATAATGGTGCCGCCAACTCCACCGGCCTCTATATCAATATTTCCAGTATTTGTAATCCCACCAGTTGTAACGAAGGCTCTATATACCCGCCGCCATAAAGCTACTCCTGTAGTATCAGCTCCATTTATAACTATTTCTTCTGATTGAAAATTCCAATCTTGATCTAATCCTTGTATTGTTACAGTAAAACCATTATCAGCAATGTTGTTTCTTTTTATATTGACAGCTAGTGGTGTAGATAAAGCTTGCCAAGGGTATAATGTATCATTTACATCCCACACAGTACCTGTTTGGTTTTGTGACATAGCTGCTGTTGCACCAAATTTATGATTAAAAGATGTATTAACAACCTGACCGTTTGAGATGAATATTCTTTCAGCTAATTCCGAATTATCTAAATAATTATTTAAAGCCATTATACTGCCTCTACTTTTATATACACAGATGAGTCTTCAGTCTTAGATCCGGCCATATTAACTAGATAAGATACAAACTCATCTTTCTGTGTACGACTAGCCTGATCTACAGCATAAATAATTTCAGTTGCTGCTAAGTTTGCGTGTATTCTATCAACCGTTGCCTGATGCATTTCAATCCAAAAATCATCCCATGTCACATCAGAATGTATTGAGTTTACTTTTTTCCACAATTCTTTAGCGGCTTTTTCGTCTCTTCCTCTGACCATTCCTTGTGCCTTAATTTTCAACTCGGCATTTGTTAATAATTTTTTCTTTAAAAATATTTGAGATGCATATAATATAGCAGCATATCCAGCTCTACCACCTCTTGCTCCCTTACCCTGTATCTCTACATTTAAAGCCCCCATGGAGCTTGGAGCTCTTACATCCATTCGACGACTGGCGTCAAAATAAATGTAACCACCTTTAAATGTCCAGTAGGAAGCTCCCTTTCGATCTGATTTTAATATAGACCTTGTGTATTTGTGTTTACCAAGTTCAACACCAACTAAGTTGTATTCACTATGCTTTGCTCTTTTCTTCAAGCTGTTAATTTGTTTTAGTGATATACCTATAATAGTACGATCTTCGTATGCTTTTTTTAATGATTCATTTAAAGCAACAACACTACTCCCATCTAATGCCTGTTTAATAACAGTACCCTTTTTCACAGCCCATATATCACCAGGATTCCATTTGTCATCATTTAATGTCGGCTTTCCGTCCTTTTTAAATGCATTCTTTTTCATTTCATAAATTGCCTTCATTGTTGTTGAGCCACGATGGAATACATGATTTGTATTAACAAACTTCTTTTTAATTAAATATTCTGCTGTTACATATGCAGAATAATGCCATTCAGCATCAGCGCTCATCATTTCTTCATATGACTTATCAACATCCACAACTGTTTCATATTTTTTAAGAGTTTCTGGTGTGAAGTGTGAAAACTCCTTACCACGAGGCTCACCTAAAAGAGCGGCAAGATACAAACACTGTAACGATTCACCTTTAGCTGTAACTCCTGTAGCGCCACCACCTTTACCTTTACCACCAAACAACGGCGATTTGCCTATTGTATTAGATATAACTTTATTGCCGTCTTTTAAGTCAAGTACAAATGTGGCATCTATTCCATCAAAAAAATCATCGATTGAATTCATATTAGCAGATGTGTTAGCAACTATTAAATCTTTGCCATCTATTGATGGAACTGGATCACCGCTCTTTATTGCTAGTTTCAATGCATTAAGTCTCTGGTCACCATACTTTAACCATTCAGACCGTGTCATTTTAGAGAACATAGGAACACCTTAATTGTTTATTCCTATTTATATAAAAAAAGAGGGGCTATGTAAACCCCTCATACACGTCTGATATAAGCCTTTCTCCCTCGTCGTTCAGCTTTATATTGGTACTGATCAAATCCGCTATCAATGAGATCTTTATTCATATTTTCTACAATCTTAGCTACATGAACAAAATCGTCTTTTTCCTCAATAATTCCTAAAAGATCTGGATCATCTTTATCATTTATCAGTCTCATTATCGCTATCCTTCATCTCACGTAATTTGCGTAATATCCAATCATGATATCGCTCTTGCTTCTCAGTCATCTTTTTTCTCTAACATGTGTTGTCTGATATCAATGACGTTTTCCTTCTCAATCATATCTATAATCAAGTTAGTAATATCAATATCTTTTTTGATAAAGAACATTTTCTCTTGTAACTTCTCTAGCTCCTTCTGGTAGTACTCGAGTTCTTTTTCTTTTCGAACCCGAGTCTCCAGAACATCAGCTAGCATTATGATTTTAGGCGGATGTGTCATAATTCATGTCCACAGTGTTCACATTTAATATTATAGACTTTACCTTTAACCTTAGCACAGGCCTGTTTTATCCGCTGAAATTGTCCAGTATGTTCAGGCTTAAGAATATTTAAAACTGCTTGAGCAAACAACCAAGCTTGATTTTTATCTTTATGCTTTGCGCCAAAGGTATTGATCTCAGAGCCGTGTGATGGATAATCAAATTGTTTCCAAGAAATTCTGAATTTTCCGTTTTTTTCAGGCCCATATATTGCAAAACCTTGTTCAGCGCCACAGGAATAAACTGCTTTAAACACATTTGGTGATAATGTGCTGTCACTTAATATTTTCATAATATAATCTCCTATGAAGCCGTTGCGTATTCAACGGCTTTGTTTGCAGCTTGGATCTTACGAGCTTGGTTGTAACCAAACCATTGGTTTTGCAGACGATTTGCTGCATTACGACCTTGAAGGTGGTCAGTCATATATGTGACAGAGTTAAATGCCTGCCACCATGTACCTTGCCCAAACTCAGCACCTGGTTGAGTCTCAAGAACCTCATAACACTGACGTGCTGTACGAGATAGATCTGCTTCAGTTTGAAGCTCACGCTTTTCACGATGTGGGAATACATCGTTGTAATACTGAAGCAATGCATCAACAGAGAACTTACGAGTTGACAAGAACTCTGCCATCTCTTTGTACTGAGCAAACTTCTCAGAGGCAAGACCCATTTGTTCTTTCACCATATCAGCATCAAATGTAGAACGGTGTCCAACTTTTACAAAGTTCTTAGATGATGACTGCAATGAGAATGTCAAAGTATTTTTGCATACGACTCGGATTGGGGTGAAACGAACATCGATGGCTTTGCCGTACTGATGAGGATTGCTA